ACTATCTAGGCGCTCTGGTGTTGGAGTCACTACAATCCATAACTGGATTACGGGGCATTCTACTCCTACCATGTTAAATCTCACGGCGTTTATTGTCTCTTGCGGGTATGCTGGATTTAAATATACCATTAAAAATGGATATGAGTTGGTGCCACTATGAAATTCTTAACACCCGAAGATAAGGCCGAGGCAATACGCCTTTACGCTAAAGAAGATATTCCTATAGTCGAGATAGCTTATGCGCTTAAATGCTCACCTGATGTGATAGAGCGCATGTTACGGGCAGAGGGGCAGTTATTGTGAGTCGCAAGCCAGTAAATAAACAGGCAGAAAAAACGGTATGGGATAAGAAGCTAGCAAAGCGGAAAGAGGCTGAGACTTACAAAGAATTGCTAAAGTTATTTAAGTAACGGAATCCAGTTGTATCCGTATTTTTTAAGGGGTAGAGAAATGCGCAATAGAAGATTAGGGTATTATTCAATTAATAGGCACTTGCAGTTGTTTTGGTGTATGGTTATATTGTTATCTGCTTTCGTAGTGGTCGGGATTTAAACCCCGTTCCCGTAGTTTGTCGCTATCCACGTCAAGACACCCTTAACCCCTTAATTGGGGTTTTTGGGTGCCAGTACTGCAAGAACTGGTTAACAATAGTAAAACCCTCCCTGCTACCCATCAGAACAGCACCCTGCGGAGGGTTAATTTAGTTTATTGAGTAGGTGGTTGTGGTGTAACGGTAGCATTACAGGTTATAGCTTAGGCTAAGTCGGGAGCCGCTGCAGTATCACAGTGATTCTTTGATGATATAAACCAGTATTGAAACAAGCATCCCGATTGATACCCATTTAAGCTGACGGGCTTCTTTCTTAAACTCAGCTGTCAGTGCTTGGTTGATCTTTATGTTTCCTATGTCCTCACCTTGCTTATCCAGCCTGGTGGTTAGCATGTTAACATTGGTTGCAATGTTGTTAATCTCCACTTGCTGAACCTGTGTGACTGCCACCATGTCAGTTAATTTCTCTAAGTTAGCAGATACCAAATTATTAAATTCTCTTTGTGAGTCTTTAAACTCTTTATGTGAGATTTTAAATTCGTCTATCTTTTGCTCAACCCTCTTGATCTCGCTCATGTCGTCGCTCATTCAATTTTATCCATGCAAACAAGGTTAATCTTGCGCTGGTTATTATAAGAGACAAGCATATTATTGATATAAGTAGCAATGCTTGTGATTCCTTTTAATAATAGCATTATCTCGACCACCTCCGTTATTAGACTTAAGTTTAATGGTGCGTACCATAAGGAATAACTTAAACTGTTATAAAATCCAATTTGGATAAGAAAATGACACATTGAGGTTATTAAATTAACCGTTGCATACAATAATAGCAGCTTGTTGTTGTATTTTATATAAAGCATTGCCGATATTGCCGACACAGCAGCATATGAAGCACTACAGGCAAAGTAATAATGCTCTGGTGTAAATCCATCAACTAGATAGATAAGCGCGTACATAAGCGATACAACGGCAATATTAATCATTTCTTAGGTTTTTTAGCTGGCTTCTTGGCTGGCTTTTTAATTAAGGTTATTGGTGGCGGTTTGCCTTTGTCTTTACTACGTGCCATTTTATACCCCTGTTATAACAATTTCATTGCCAACCAAGACCAAACGCAAAGAAAAGATAGCAGTCAACTTTTGATTCCAAGTTAACTCACCTCCGTCTGTGTATTTTAATAGCTCTTTGTTGAATGAATTGACAATACTTACCGCCATATCTTCGGTGTTGGGGTATATATCCTCTTGAACGTCAAGCCATAAAACATCATACTCTTTAATTACCTTCCAGTCCGAGCCGTCTTTTTTTAGAAGTTTCGGTTGTAAAATGTCGGGGTGGCTGGGGTTGTTTATATCAAATAAGCCAGCGTAAAAATCGTGTCCGCTTAGTTTAAATTGATATCCGCTCACTGCATCTGTAATATTCATTGTTTTCACCTCATTTGTTAACTCTAACAGTATAGCATTTGCCTATTTCTACTGCGCGTCATTTTATTTCTCTTTTGTGTAGTGCGCCTCATCACGCTCAATGCTTGCAACGCAATGATTGTGCTGCCCTACCGCTACAAGGAACAAGAAATCAACCACCACAGCCATTGCCGAGGCTGTCTTGCTGCCCTGCAATTTCATATATCCAATTTTACTGCTGATTGTTATGTCTGGATTGCCTCCAAATATAACATTTACATCTTGGTCTTGAGCTATCCATAGATTGTAGCGATAAGGCCGTAAACGCTTAAATGGTATAGCAATCAGGGTTAATGCCACCTGATACCAGCCCCGCCATGTAAGGAATATCAAAGCGCTCCAAACAATAACGATGCCTAGAAGTATCATTTTAGCTTTAACCCAAGCCCTCACTTTTTATATTCCTCATCGGCTGTTCCGTCAACTAAAATTTCAGCCACTCTGGGCGCTAACAGTATGCCTATCGCCACCAAGTAGTTCAGCGCGTCAGTGTTAGATTGCATGTCTAAATCGACATAAGTTGTCATCTCTAGTTCTTCTTTTATATCAATAACAATGTCATCAGTTGACTTGCGTATTAGTGTGCGTTCAGGCTGGGTTAAGCGGTTTCTAAATGATCGCTTTGAGATGTGTCGTATTGGTTGTGGTGCATCTACAGTGGAACTATAGGCTTGCTGTTGCCAGCCTTGACCAACTGGAATCCGATACTGCTCACCCTCAACCAAATCAGCCTCTACGCAATCAGTCCAGACCCCATCTATTAATTTTTGCATTTATTATACTCCGAATTGGTAGCCGTAGTGAATTGTGGTGCCTGTTGAGCCTGTGTCCTTTACAATTGTAATGACTTCGTCAATACCGCCTTGTATTGGTGGTACTTGTGCTGCTTGCTCATCAGCTGATGTATTAGAGTTAAGACCAGAGCCAATAAAAAACTCATTTGCCAGCCCGCTATCGGCTCCAACTAAAGTTTTAGATGTAACCGCATCAACGCCCGATATCCTAACTGAGATGACCGTTTCCTTGCTGGCGCTATCGGTTGATAGATTAAGTAGCTTAACCGCCTCACCAGATGGCGGGGTAAGTGTAACTATGTCGCCAGAAGCCCCGCTTGATAAAATCACTATACCACTCGTCACTGACGGCGTGAAAGATCCACCACCACCACCTAAGAACCCTGTGTTAATTGTCATTCTATACCCCCCAATCGCTTATTCCGTCTGACGTTAGCGTTAATGATATGCTAACCCCTGAATTAAATGTAATGCTCGTGTCTGTGCCGCCTGAGTAGCTTATTGTATCACTTCCAGACCTTGTAACTACAGGCTGTGATGCTCTGTACGCATCAGGTAAATCTATTTGGATTGTCTGGTTAGCACTGACCGAGTTTGCAAGGGGTAATGTATAACCTGCGTTTCCGTCTCTCAACTCGTTTATGCGCAAAGCAGATAAAGCGCCTCCGCCCGTGTGAGGTATAACAGTAACTAGGTTATCCGTTAGGCTTTCTAGCGCTGTTACCTCTGGCAGCTTAGACCCATTTAAGGCGGGTAGCCAGTTTGTTCCGCCATCCGTTGTGGGTTCGTTTGCAAGATTAGCGTCAACTAGTGAGCGCCATAAATAACCATCGTTTGATTGTGCAATATCGCCAGTTGAGTAAGGCTTTTGACTGTTATATACATCTATAAACCTAATCTCCATCCAGAAGGAATTTGCATTAGGTGTTAATGTAGGGTCATTGCCTTGGTTGGTATCTTGTAGTGATATGTAAAACACACCTAAAGCGGTTTTTGCTATATCGTCTTTGTCATATACAACCGTTTCATCATATACCTCAAAATCACCCAAGGCACCTTCACCACCTACTGGGTCACGCTCCCACACTTGCTGGCTATCTGCGTCTTGCAATACAACCCTAGCCTTTCCAGTGTAAAAGGTATTAGGAACTCGGCCTAAAGCATCAAGCTCAACAGGGTTAGTGTTGGCTATGGTTTCTAGGTCATCTTTATATGTGGTTAATGGGCTGTTTGTGCCTGACTTGTAAAAGTAAAGCTTTCCGTATGGTGGGTATGAAAACCCCGGAACTGGATTTATAAATCTTGGCATTAATTGTCACCTTCTTCTTCGTTAGATGGGTTTATTATTATGCCAAACCCAGTCGCTCGTTTTGATTCTCTAAGCATTTTATCAAATATCTCGCCAGCTTTCGATGATGTCGCCTCTAAGTTTCTTAGCTTATCCCAATCACTGTTCCATGATGGATCAAATAAAACATCCGCCATTTGGCTAACCCTCTTATTGAATGCCGCTTCTTCACCAACACCTAGCGTAGTATCAATTGGAGACCTAACTAAGTTTCTGATTGACTGAATTATTCCGCCCCTCATCTCTTTCGATATCTCTGCCCTGACCCCAGTTTGAGAACCGCCTGGGCGACCCTTGCTCGCTCTTTTTAATGCTGTTTCTAGGTATTTTAATTTCTTCCTTACTTCTGGCGTGGCGGCCTCATAAAGAACGCGCCTGCTTTTTTCATTACCATAAATTGAATTATACAATTGACTGGGTACGTTTTCAGTAGATGCTGATTGAGATAGTTCGCCTAAGTCTGATCGCATTCTTCCCATTCTACGTTGCAACTCAGACCTCAAAAGCATATCCCACGCATCAGGGTCGATATCTTTTATTGTTTTCTTGGCATTCTTTATGACGTTGGTGTCTGTCTCGGATGGGTCAAAAACCTGCTTTGATAGCTGCTTTAATTGCAAGTCATCAAGCTTAGACGCTCTACCAATAGGGCTGTCAACCATGGCGTCAACATCGGGTGAAAGTCTTGCAAATTCAGATTTTGCAGCCCTATATGATGGGCTTTGAGATGTTAAATCATCCGTTAAATCTGTAATCACATCAGTCATGTATCGCTTGGTAGTATTCCCTAATGAGTTTTCACCGTAACTATCAATTTTTTGTTGTAACTCTAACTTGGCATGGTGTAATTTCTGTAAGTCACCGTTGGCGTTTTTAATCTTAGCCGCTGCTGAATTTAGGTTTTTGGAAATCTCCCCGCTACCATCAAACTGTGCGGCCATCTTGTTTATTTTTAATTCAAGATTATCGGTATTAATCAGCTCGGTTTTCCCTTGCCTCTGCCTCCTGAACGCCTGCTTATAAATTGGCGATGAGTATTCAGAGCGTATAGCTTTGATCTTTTCAACAGACTTTTCCGCTGCCGTTCTAAACCTTGCTCCAGCGTCAGTGATTGAATTTGGTGGTGCTATTGACTCTAAAACCCTATCAACAGCCTCGGCTGATTGCGCGTTTTGTATTGATAATTCACGCCTAGCTTTTGCCGCGCCACTTGGAAGCTGTGAAACAAAAGCTTGTCTTTCAATGTCAGTGGGGTTTAATGTTTTTTGAGCCTTAAAAAGGTCAATTCCCGTTTCTTGTGCTGCTTGGGTTCCTGCTATCTCTGCGTTTAATTGTTCTGGTATATCTGCGTTCTTGCCTGTTTTATTTGGCTTAAATCCTTGCTTAGCTGGTGTGCTAAGCAGCTTAGCTGGTGACAATTCAAGTGCAATATCAGGTAGAATACTAACAAATGTCGCTATAGCTGGGCTTTTTGTTTTATCTAACGCGTCTGCTCCCGCCCTATCTTTAAACTCTTTTACGTAGTTTATTATCCCGCTTAACGGCTCAAGTTTCCTGCCTATATAATCAAAAGCGGCCTGCCCTCTTTCTGTGGGTGGTATTCTGAATTTATCTTGTATGCTCTCTATGGTCTTGGTAGGGTCGTTGTCTGTAAATGGATTCATTACATCAACTAGGGCTGTTAACCCCCCTGCTATCTCTCCCGCTGCGCTAGAGCCTACTGTTGCGGCTGCGGATAATCCGCCAATTAAAGGGTTGTCAATTAATGGATTGCTTGGCTCTTGCTGCTCAACCACCTCAATCTGTGCAGGCTCAGAAGGTTCGGGGTTAGCCCTCCCTTCTTTTATTTTTGCTACAATCAGCGCTATTGCCCTATCGTCCTTATTGGCTTCGGCTAGCCGTAGTTTTTGAATTAAAAGCTTTTCATCAATCATATTTAAAGCCCATACTTGCCGAGAACTTCTTCATCGGTTTCTTTTCTATCCTCAAATTCATAATCTCGCCAACCGTTAATGGTGTCAACCGTCCTTGAGTCACCGGATGCCTGAGCTGCCGACAAGCCCACATCAACGCGAGCATTAGCCAAGTCTAAACCTTGCTGAATAAGGCGTATATTGGCCTCTGTGCTTTTCCCAAAACCCGCTTCCATTGATTCCAGCCATCTAGCTTCGTTTGCTGTGAACTGTGAGCCAAATACTGGTTTAAGTTGCTTCAACACTTGCTTACCTAAGTTATTCATTAGCTCGGCTTCATCAGCGCCCTCTATGCCCATAAACTTCTTAAATGCAAGCGCCACTTCTTCTGGCTTTCCTGTATCAACCCTGCCCAATAACTGCAAGCCTCGTTTCAATACAGGTACTAATTCTGCCGCCTCTAGCCCTGCTGTGATATCTAGCTTCTCCCTAGCAACTAAATCACCAGCCCTAGCCTTTGCTGTAGCTGTTCTAACTTCAAGTTTGGCTTTGTCTTCTCTGGCCTTCTTGTCTCTAGCGGAAGCTGCTGATAGTACATTTTTAGCCTCAGAGCCTGTAACTCGATTTCCGTTCTCATCATTGACCCATCTAGACCCGTCATTCATAACGCTAACCACCGCGCCGTTACCGTATATAACTGATTTACTAACTAGTGGGGCTTTTTTATCCTTAGCCTCACTAAGAATCCCCAACTTGCCGCCAGCCTGAATAGCCTGACCGAGGGAGTTCATAACTACATCAATGTTCCCAGCTCTAAGGTTGTTTAGCATGTAGTCGTTAGAAAATGAGTCTCCGCCAAGCTCGTTAATGGTTTCACCTCTACCCTCTAAAAACTGAATTGTTCCTTCAACATCTCCAGAGCCAAGAATTGCTTGACCCGTAACCATATCATCATACCAAGCCTTTTTACGGTTTTTACTTAATGCGTTAAATGAGCCGACTATTTTATTAGCTCTATCTGGGTCAATAGCCATTAGCTGTTGGAAGTCCATTAATTTAGATGGGTCTTGACCGCCTCCCATTTGACCAGCTAACGCACCAGCTAAACGGTTAGACTGCTGAGCCTGCCCAGCCTTCTGGCCTTGCAGATAATTATTTAGAGGATTAAAAGCCATTATGGTAAATTCCCTGTGGTGGTTGGGGTTTGATTACCCTGATAGTACCCATAAGCACCCGCCAAATTACCTAGCAACTGCTGATTGTTTGCCCCTTGAGCTAAAGCCGCGTTAACTTGGGCTTGTCCAGCGTTGCCAATGGCGTTGGTGTTTTGCGAACCTTGACCAACTGCCAAATTAGACAATATTGTTGCTAATTGCTGCTGTTGCTGTGCTGACATATTACCAGAGTTTTGGATTATGTTAGCCAAGTTAGCGCCACCGCCCCCATACACATTAGATAATCCAGAGCCTTGCTGATTACTTAGGTTGGCTAGTGCGCCAGTAGACAGTTGTATTTGACTTGCTAAATCTCTGCCAGCTTGAGTTCTCGCCCCGCCCAATGCTTGCCCTGCATTTTGATACATATTAGCAGCGTTAACCCCAGCGTTACCCATCATGTTAGCGCCTTGTCCAGCCAGCCCACCTGCGAAGTTGGCTTGATTTAAGCCTGTGTTAGACTGTATCCCAGCGCCTTGTCCAGACAGGGCGCTGATAATGTTAGCCATGTTAGTCCCGCCTTGAGACTGCATCGTTGCTTGATTTGCTGCTGTTGTAGCCCCTAAATTTGCTTGGTCTTGGCCTGACCCTATTTGTGCTTGAGCGCCCAAACCACCCAATGAAGATAAAATATTTGCTGAATTTTGACCAGCTTGGGTTGATATGTTCGCTTGGTTTAAGCCTGACGTTGACATTATATCCGCCATATCCTGACCTCTACCTGATGCTATGTCAGATCCGTATTTTGCAGTGTTTGAGGTGATTCCAGAACCAAACTGCCCTCCTTGCTGTTGATATCCTGCGCCCTGACCAAATAGGCTTGCCATATTGGTGGATTGCTGCCCTGCTAAGTTTGCTCGAGACTGAGCCGCCCCAAGTCTATTGCTGGCGTTCTGCAAGCTTGCTTGTGTTTGCATCTGTGCGTTTTGAGCCGCCAAATTACCCTGTTGCTGTCCAGCTTGGGACAGGAATTGCCCTTGCTGCCCTGCTGCTTGTAATCCTTGCCCTGTGGATTGGAAAGCCCTATTAAATTGGTTGTCTAGGTCTTGAGCGGCTATACCAGCGCTTCTATCCTGCAATTCTCTTAGAATATTTCCACTTACCACATTGCCTGTTGCGCTGCCTTGGTTGGTAACGTTACGCATCATCTCATCTTGAAGGTACTTAGTACCGGGGTTGTTCATCATGGCATTATTAAAAGCCTCTTGCCCCTGAGCGCCTGACAAAGCTAATTGTTGCTGTTGTGACTGTAAACCGCCTCCGGCATAAGCGCCTACACCCTGCGCCGCTTGGTTGAATTGGTCTTGACCTGTGTTTTGATCGACATTTGAAGCTCTGCCGCCAAAGTTTCCACCCAGAGCGTTCATTCCACGATCAAACAATGCGTTTGATGCGCCCATTCCCTGTTGAAGCTGGCTCATAGCATTGCTAGTGCCTAGCGAGGCTTGCTGTTGGGCTAGATTCGCGCCAGTGTTTAATATATTTAATCCCTGCTGTGAACCTTGACTTAGTTGATTTAACGCGCCTCCTTCACTCCGCCTAAGTGTGTTCCCACCTTGCTGCGCACCACTCATGACAGCATTGACGCTTTGGTTCGCTGTGTTTTGAAGTGAATTTAAACCCTGTCCTAACCCTTGGTTTAGCTGATTAGCACCTCGCTGCCCCGCTGCACCCAAAGTATTTACACCCTGATTAACACCTTGCTGTATATAATTCCCCGCGCCCTGCTGTGCGTTTTGTAGGGTATTTAAAGCCCCTTGACCGCCCATACTGATTTGATTCTGACCAAAGGTGTTGGCATTCTGTAAAGCATTTAACCCTTGCTGAGTTGAACCCTGCAAGGCATTTAGCCCGCCAGTTAACCCGCCAGTATAAGCCTGTTCAGCACCCGCTAGGCCGTAGTTTTGACTGCCACCTGTTGGGGCTGGTTGGTATGGGGTTTGTGGCTGTGCCATTGTTTGCACTGCTGGCTCTGGAACGCCTGCTGTTTGCAGGTTTTGCATAGCTCGCTGGGCGCTGGCGCTCATTTGGTCGGGTTGCCTCATCATATTTTGAATGGGGAACCCGCCCTTTTGTTTAATTTGAGACTGCGAAGCAATTGGGGCTGACGCTGCTATATTTGAAGGGTTAGACCCTATGCTTGAAGGTATGCGCCCACCAACATTAGGCCGTCTCATCATATCATTCTGCAAGTTTCTTAAAGCACTAACTGGCGCTCTCATAATAAATTCCCATCAAGCCTATAGCTTGGCATGTTATATTCTGGATATTGAGGCTTATTTGCAATCGCTTCTTGAATCCTCTGCTTGTCGCCTCCGTAAATCGGATTTAAAGCCTGCTGACTAGTTTGGTAATCGGGCAATTGCTGCTGAAAAATGTTTGCATCGTAATTAAGCTGTGTTGGTTGGAATTGAGAATAATCTACAGCTCCGCCCATTAAAGCATTGTGAGCCTGCGGCATACCTGCGAGTATTTGATTCTGCGCTGCAACATTGCCTTGCTGAAAAGTCTGGGCTTGCTGTGGCATGAATTGACCAAACACGTCTAAAGCGCTTTGATACCCTTGTTGTGCGTTAGCCTCTGCTGATGGGAATAACTTAAATAAATCGCCTCTAGCTTGCTTTGTAGCTTTTTCTGTTGCTGCTATTTGAGCATCAGATGTGTCTCTAGCTGCCCCAGCAGCTTTTTTAGCTGCTTTGTTTGATGCTACTGCTCCAACTATGGAAGAACCACCAATTGCTAAAGCTGTGAATAATCCTGACATTAGCTAATATCCCCTAAGTAAAAACGCTCTAACTCGTCAAAGTTCTCGGCTGTTATGTTCTTTTGTATTTCGTCACCGTCAACCCCATCAGTAGGATGAATGGTTAACCATATAGTGTCTGCATGCGCCACAATAGCCCTTTTCTTTCCACTATGACCGCTTAATTGATTGTAACCTGTTAACCTTACTGCGCCAGTCTCAGAGCCTACAGTGGCATCACCGCTAACCATAAATTCCATATGGTCATATTTGTATATTTGGCCTGTTATTGCTACGCCTGCGGGTATGGTTATTTGTCTTGCATACATGCCGCCATGTATTTTATGTGTAACGGGTATGTCTACCTGTGGCATTGTCAATGCTATTTCATCGTAAGCTGTTATAGCATCCCTATATAATTGAGTTGCAGCATTCAAACTAATACCCACCCTTGCTTAGTGTCACCAGCAATAGACTGGTCACGTTTAACGTATAATATAGAACCAGACGTACCCGCATCATTCATATAAATAGCACCTTGAATAGCCTCAAACACACCTTCTGGATTACCTGAGCCTATTATCATTTCTCTCTGAGTAACTAAGCTAGTCCACGCCCTAAACGATTGCTCCATTGAACCATCATCATTAAGAATTGGTCTATTTGCGTCTGGTGGTGATACTCTAGCGCCCACGTTGCGCCCCTGTTTTAATATTAACTCGTAACTTTAGCGCTCTAAATTTGCAAGGGTCTGAGAATTCAAAAAGTAAAACCCCTAACCTTGGAAACCTGCCAAGCCTCGCCCAAACTTGTCTTACATTATACTCCCCAATCTTACCCATTGCTCGAGGTATTGGGTCATTGAATGATTTGCCATCAACGCAAGTGCTTAATCTTACCTCTGGCTCTGGCTGGTCATCATTACCAACACCTGACTCTGTTGTTAGCTCTACGCTGTTAAGTGAAAATGAATCGCCCTGATTAGCCAAAGGTTGTAATGAAAACGCCCTCAGTATTGGGTTGTCATACTCTTTATAATTATCAAGCTTCAATTCACCTATTCGACCATCTTGTGAGTCACCACATAACACTCGACCATAAGCCGTCACCAGTGAATTAACTCTATGTCTAACATTCTGCGTCAAGCCCTTAGTGTCAACGATTTGACTTTGTCTTTCGCTCCACGTACCCGTTAGCACTTCATAAACAAAAGTGACTGATGGCAGCGAGAACTCAACAAAATAAGCGCCAGCTTGAGCGTATGAAAATGCAAAGCTTTCAACTATTTCATCTCTGGTAAATTCTTGCAGTTTGGTGTCAATAGCTGTTGTACTAACCTTTTGAGGTGTAGCCCCGTTAAGCGTCCATATAGCCGCGCTTTCGTTTACTGCGCCACCTATAAACATGAAGCCATCATTAATGTTAACTAAGCTAAATGGGGCAAAGCAGCCTTTAGATACGAACAAGCCGTTACGCTGGAAAGGAAAGCCCGGCAAACCTAAGTTATCAAAACCCTCTATCGTCTCTGCGCCTGCTATTGTAAGCTTATTCTTAACCACTATCGGCGCAACAATTGCGTCTGGGTCTGCAGCTGCTGATGCAAAGTCTAACGCGCTCCACGTCAAGCCGTCATTAGCTGAGGATTTAATTATTCGCTTAGTGTCAGTAGTCACCACAAAGAATGAATCAACATAAACCACATGCTGAGGCTTACCGTTGGTAGTGGTGAAATCTACATCAGTTATTTGCTGAAATACTGTGCCTGCTGACTCATCGATAATATAGCCTTTCCCGTTTGGCACTAACACTAATAGTTGAGTGCCATTATCAGCAAATGAGCATCTTTCATCACCATCAATAGTCCCTAGTGTTACAGCGGTAAAGACTTCTACACCTTCTGCGTCGTTGGTTCTGTCTATTCTGTATAGAGTACTACCGTTAAGGAAGTAAGGCTTACCGTCTTTAACGTGTGAGCCTCTATTGATTTGGTCAATTGCACCTGTCGTTAGAATCTCAGACAATCCAGCCGACCCCTTTATCATGGCATCAGATAACGCCACAGCTTGAGGTTTATCAATGTAACAGTTCAAACACTGTTGATTAGACAAAGGCAGGCTGTCAGATACGTAATAACCGTTGCCTAGTGAAACCGGTACAGGCTGACCCATTACCTAGCCTCTACTATGTAATAGCTGTCTGCCTCTGCGGTAATATTGTTTGTAGTGGCAACGTTTGCAACTTGCAACTTAATGTAATCGTTTTGATCTAGCGTTGTGTTGATATTTATGTTGAAAAAAGCAACATCCCTACCACCTTGAAAACTGTTAACCTCCCTTGTCTGGTCTAGCACTGTCACAAAAGACGATGCCGAATCATCCCATTTAGTAACCCGTAGGGATATATCATCACCCGGCGTTCCATCAATCAAGAAATCGGCTATGACCTTAAACTCTCTTGGCGTATTGCCTAAATGCCTTAATTGCCCGCCTGCTGGGTTATCAAAGTGCTGTAAATCTTGAGATGTCCATAAGCCCGCTTCTACATCAACAAATACGCCAGCCGTTGTTATGGTGCTAACCACTTCTGTTGTCACCTCTATATGCCCGCCCTCGAAGGTGTTAGGCATACCATTATTACCCGACCATGCAGACACTAAATCCGAATTACTCATATTTGGGGTTATGTTTGCATCTTGGGAGTTAAACACCCCATTTCTTGTAATTATTGCGCTTTCAATAGAAACCGTTGACGGGTTAATAAAATTAGCCGGGGCAAAGTCAAAAAATGATACCGTAGCATTTAGGTCAATGTTTTGGTTAGACCTAAACCTCGATGCCATAGTGAAGCCAGCACCAGCTTTAAAAAGCGAGTAAGCACCGTCTGTTAAGCCTCTAACTATTGATGTATCAATGAAATAACCACCAACCCAAGTCCCTGCAAGCGTTAGCTCTGGCTTGCCACCAAACCGCCCAGTACCTACTTCTAAGCCCTGCCGGTAATCTGTAATCGTGCCTAGTGATGTGCAATCGTTGTAATTAATACGCGCAAACTCAAAAGCATCAAAGCCCGTGGACGACGTTAAGTTATAGACCTGTGAGGCTGCGCCAGTTACTTCAACCGCATAGTCAGAACCAATCAAGTTACCCGACCCGCCAACCGGTGACGTGAACATTGTATAGCCAGTCTCGGAAGATGTAAGCTTAGATATGTCGAAGCTGTAACCCGCCAAATTTAAGCCGCCTGCAGGAACATCTATTGATTGACTACCCATATCAATGATGCCGTCAATAAAATACTGCTTAGTGCTGTCAAGCGCTCCTGCTAGGTCTGATGCTTGCGTAACTATCATTCTATTTTGCAAGTCTTCGATGTTACCCGCTGTAATTTCAACTGAATTAGGTGTTTGAACAATGCTAACGTTAGAGCCTGCCTTTATGCGCTTAAAGGTGACTTGTGCTGCTGTTGAGTCAACAATAATATTAGCGCCATCAGAAGCACTTCCAGCGTTAGCTAGATTCGTTTTTAGTGCTATGCTGCCGTATGGGTCAAGCGCCGCTGTAATACCCTGAGATGGGGCGATTGCGCGAATATAGTTAAGTGTACTAGATGGTTGATTAAGTATCTGAACCGCAGTTGGTGAGCCTACGTTTTTAATCTGGCCTGTTACACCTAGGCTAGACGACATTGAAGCAAATGAAATGCTATTCAATGTGCCATTTCGTACCAATGCGAAGTTGTCAGACTCAACCGCACTCGTTACCGCTACAGCATCTGTTATGTCTTTTGCGACTGATTGACAAGTCATCTAGCTATCTCCGCATGTTGCCGCGTCATCTTCGCAGCAACCATCATAAAAATTGTAATCTGAAAAGGTGTCGTTGTCATTACCTGAGCCGCGAGGCGTGTTTGATGTGTACTTACTGCCGATAATGGGCGAGCCAAGCTTAATCATTACGTTTAGACCATTTGCTGCGCGTCTTGCTAGCTCTGGTGTGACAACAACGTCATAAGTAGTGGCAAGCTCAAGTGCTACGTTGGTTTTTATCCCCATGATGGCACCTGCTGGCACTGTGACGGTATCATCCGGGTTGGTTAATTCTGTATAGCCAAGCTTGATGCCGTCTGCGTCTTGCATAGCCATATATTCATTTAGATATCTAACACCTGTCTGAAAGTCTACTGCTGGTATTGCCTGTTCTGCTGAGTTGATTAGCAGCTCTTGCAATATATCACTTACGAGGCTTTTTGCTGTTGCCATTTGATTTAGCCTTGTTTGTGGGTTTTTTCCAGCCTAGCGATAATGCGCAATCAAGTGAGGTTTGATTAACCTTAACTTTTGTACCGTCTGGTTTTACTAAAGTGGTAAGTTCTGACATGAGAAACCTTTCGAAAAGATTATTGACGTATTATAAGCCTTTTGCCAATGTCTCTATAGATAGGCAATTTGCCAAGGGTTAAAATATGATTCCATTGTTAAGAATTTACTTTGAGAAGCAAGAGGCTAAGAATAAAAAAAGCTACGGTACGGGTGACTTTAAACCTGCGCCTGCTGTTAGGTTTGTTTTATCTAGACTGCTTAAAAAAATAAAGCGACCTGTGTATAAAGAAGTGGTAAGTGGAAATATATCGCCCGCTGATGGTAGAAATATTGTAGCTGCTGCCAATCAAATAAATGTCAGTGTTCAAAACGAGCTAAAGCTAATGAAGTTGCAAATTGATACAGGTAAAGAAGTAAACAAGCTTGGAGAGTTATCCATATACTAATAAAAAAGCCCCAATTAAGGGGCTTTGTTTTATGTCTTAGTTGTTACTAAGGTGTACCGAATGACTTACCAGCGAAGAACGGGTTAAGAACCGCGTAAGCTGGACGGAAATCAAATCGTACAATCTGCTTGTTCGCATCGCCATCTGCGTACTTAGATACGCGGAATTGTAAACCGTCCTCTGTAGTAGCGATAGTGTCAGTGCTGTAAAGCTTCTTGATAGGTACAGAGCCCATTGAGAACGCTTGCTTATGCCAGAATAAGTTAGGCTGAATAAGCGTACTTGCTGCGCCGCCTAACGTTACAACGTCACCAGAAGTTAGGGCTGAATCTACAGTGTTGTAGCCGCCTGTTGCTTCATAGATGCCCGGTCCTGTAATAACCAAAGTTCCCGCACCAGAGCCGTTAAGCGTTACTGATTCGGTTACTGTACCGCTGAATAAGATAGTTGCGCCTGTTTCATCTAGGATGGGTTGACGTGTTGACAAGTTCAAGCGGTTACGGCCTGTAACTGTGATGGTTTCACCCGCTGCAACTACCAAGTTAGCTTGGAAACCAGTGACCGCGATAGATTGCGTCATGGTGTCCTTAGCTGCTAAGTAAGTGCCTGTAGGTGTAGCTGACAATGTGCCTGCTCGGTCTGCGCCTGTGCCAGTTGTGTAGCTTGGCAATGTGGTGGCAGTCATAACCTTCATGCCTGCGAACATATCAGTGATTACGGCACGTTGGTTGGCTGACATAGCGCCAGTCTCACCACCTAAGCTACGCTGATTAGATGCAAGTTTGCGTTGTGTGTATGGGTTAGCAAAATAACACCAGCCATCGTCCATTGGTACGCCAGAAGATTGCATGATTGCGCCCGCTTCTGAAACCTCGTCCCATGTGGTGATGCCTGTGCCAACTGTACCAGCGAGTAAAGCAGTGTTTTTCATACAGAAGTTAGCGAAATCAAGCTCAACGTCAGTTTTGATACGTGTAGCCATTGGAGCAAGAAGTTGGTCAAGTTGATCCATCTTGATTGCTTCGTCTGCTTCGTCAAAATCAACGTCAACTGTGAAGTAGTCCTGAACCACACCGCTGGCTTTACCAGTGATAATGTCAGAGCGTGTTCCACCTGAAATATCACCTTTAGCGGTACGCTTAGAAACGTAATCAGTAGGTCGTTTAAAATCTACAGTGTCACCAGTGTCAGGGTTAAACTTGTTGTTTAAAAGCTGTGTGTTTACATTCTTAGAAATAACTCGACCTGATTCGAATTTATCTAAAAATACCTTAGCGAGTTTTCGCGTAAAGTTACTGTCAAAATTGTTAGCCATGAGTGGCTCCTTTATTCAAATTTAGCATTGCCGATAAAATTATATTTACCTGCGTCTTTATCACCGCCCTGCCCACTGACTTTAGTGGGTGGTGCTGGTGCGTTAGTTTTGCGAGGCTTTAAAGCCTGCGCTTTAGGTTTTATGACATTATCTACATAGCTTCCCGCCTGAAATGGATTCATGCCGTTTAGCTTTTCAATTTCGTCAAAGTTTGCTGCTAGATGCTTCACTATGAGCGCACCCTCCGGATGGTCGAGCAAATACGCCCCAACATCCCCGCTTAACCCACTGCCAACAACGGTCTGCACTGACTGCGTTAGCTCTGCCTCGTCGATTCCAAATTCTTTGGCTCTCTGCGTGAAAGCTTTTCCTTTTTTCTCGGTTTCGGCTTGCTGCTGCTGCATCAACTGCTGTTGCTGTTGCTGCTGGTACTGAGTTTGCTGCTCTTGTGCGTACTCATATCGTGCCGCATCTCTTACGGACTGTTCATAAGCTTGTAACTTTGAATCGTAATCATCATCAAAAGGGTCTGGTCGCTCCATTACTTGCGGGGCTTGCTGTCTATTCTGTGCTTCGTACTCGTCAAGTTTACGCTTATACTCTGCCGCCTCTCGCTTGGCTTGTTCAGCCTCGAAATGCTTTTGAGATATTCGCTTGTTAATTGCATCCTGATTAACTTGCTTTTCACTATCAATGGGATTTTCTTCGTGTTCCTCGTCACTATCAGTTGCTAAATCTGCTGGCTCATTGGCCTCTGTGATTTCCTCGCTTTCGACTTCCTCAACGTACTCGTCATGTTCAAAAATCGGATCGTCACTTTGTAGCTCACTCATGTTATTGCCCTTAAAAGGTATTTATAGCCGCGATACTGTCGCGTACAGTTGACTTATTATAAACCTAGTGCTAAGTTTGCTGTAGATGGGCGATATGCCTATGATTGAGGGTTTATTAATGAAGTGTGAACTAACAGAGATAATCCATGACAAGGGATGGACGGTTTGGGCTGCTTGTGAGTTATGGGGCATCAGGTACGACGTGTGGCGCAGAAAATGCCGCAATCCAAAGTTAAGAAATCAATTAATTAGTATGTGTAAAGGGTTGGAGGATAAAAATGAATAAATACACACGAAAACAAATAAACCAGCAAAGCGATAGATTCCGTAAAACAGAGTTTGTTGCTATTGATGATGTAGAAGTGATTGTTGAGGATATATTAAAAATAGCTATCGAATGTGGCGCTGATGAAGATAAGTTAATGTCTAAGTTTGGGGGTGATGAGTGACATACATATTATTTGGCGCGATCGGCTTCCTTGCCGCTGGTTTTTCTGGTGTCGCTATTGGGGTTATAGTGGCGTTTGTGGTTGAGTTTCTGTATCAGGTGTTTCGTTAAGCTCCTGAGCCACATCGTCATAAGCCTCTGCAGCGTTGGGGTTGACTATAGCGTCAGCGCCCATTGCTTCTTTAATGGCTTTTAATGTATCTGCCAATACCTTTTGATTTTCGACTTGCTGCTTTTGCATTTCCATCATTTGATTGAACTGCATGTTAACTTGCTGCATATCAATCTTTTCTTGCTCCTGCCTAATCTTGGCAGCGTCAACGTTGTACTTATCGTCCTTTTCACGCTGAAACTTGGCAACGTCTAGCTCAATCTTTTGTTGTTCTAGCTGTGCCTTAGCCATCTCAACTTGTATCTGTGCTTGATCGAGCTGCGCTTTACGCTGTGTTTCCGCCTGTGCTGCTTGCCCTTTAACCATCTCGGCTTCTGCCATGACCATGTTAGGGTCTGGCTGTGGCGGTTGGCTCTGCGCTTCCTGTGCGGCCTGTTGTTCTTCTGGTGTCATTTGGTCAAACGGGATAACGCCATTTTGCAACTGTAAAGCCCTGGCTCTATCGGCTACAACGTCCATTCCCGGCTCTGTGCTGTTTTTCAATAACACATCGCGACTTATTTCAACCAAGGTAGGGTCAATGGCGGCATAAGCAAGCATCTTGTCTGTCATTGCTTCCTGTCTGTTGGCAAACGCTGCCCCATAAGTGCAGCTCACATCATATTCACCTGTTGATAGGTCGTTAAGTGTTACGGGTTGTCCTGTCTGGTTGTCTATAACGGTTTGGTTAAGCGTGATTATCTCGCTTTCACCATCTTCTTTTAATATGCGTTGCTGCCTTGTTGCGTCATACACTCTGGGTATTGCGTTGACTAGGCATTTGCCCACCGCTGTCAGTGTGGTTTGTATCGAGCGATAGTATTTAACTGTTGAACTGTTAGATTTTTCAATCTGCTTATCTAATGCCACGCCCGATTGTAGATTAGCATTGTTTGCTAGTTGCGGACTAAATGCGCCTGTTGCTAGGTCGATAGATTGCGCTGACATTTGGCTAAGTTGTGATAGTCCGGGGTTAACGGGTGCGCCACCTAAAAACTGTGGAGTCATGCCCGGTAAATTAGGGTCTATATTGAAATCCTGCCAAGGGTTAGCGTTGGTGTTAAGGGTTGATAGGCTTCTTTCGTGCCCTTTGCGCATTTCTGGCGTACCCCAAAACTTGGGTCTAGGAGATAAAACCACTTCCTCCACTTCGCGACTAAACGCCATGTTGTGTACGCGTTGTTGATCCATCGCTTTAGCAATAGCACCCCGAACAACGGCTTTACCGTCAATGACCTTGTGGTTAGCGTAGCAACCGAACACAGGCAGGTAATCGAACACGGTTTCTTCTGGCTCGCTTATCCAGTCGCCACCGTCCATGATGCGCTGGTAAACCTTATGGGTTTTACGTTTGCGCCTGCGGGTTTCTGTGATGCCAGCCATTGCTAGCTCGTCTTGAATCATCTGAAAGTCATCATCAACTTTGTATATCTTGCCGTCTGACATTTCAACAATTTCAATGGTTTCTGGTTTTTTGTAAAAGAATCGCGTGATAGTGATTACATCAGGTTTGTCGTAATAAACCTCTGATTTAATATCACGGTTAACGCTCATCATCTTGCCGTCTGGGAATTTCTTCTCATATTCATCTTTGCTTATGTCGTCATCAATAAAGACAAATCTTGCGTCACTGTTGTCCTGCTCTGTTGATGCTTGATCGAACCATACCCGGTTTACAAAGTCAGGGATATAACGAATAAATAAATCTTGGTCGAACGAATCACCCTCAATGTAATCCTGCTCAACATAAAGCCCAGACATACCGCTTGTGACCATCATTCTACCCATTGATGAATAGGATAGCTCCGCGCTGCTGATGTTCTCTATGTTGCGTATAAGCCCTTCTAGCGCCTCAGCAACATCTTCTGAGGACTCACCGCTTGATGGTTTAATCTTGATAGCAAATTCGTTATCTTCAATCTCACCACAAATAGAGTCGAGAATGGGGTTGCAGCGGTCATCGGTGTAGCGAGGCTTACCATTCATCTTTGAGATAATGTCTGGCTCCCACTGGCCGTCCTCTTTCTCTACAAAGTAAAGCTGCTCTCTGGCCTTTTCTCGCTCGTCGTCGTTTGTAGACTGTGACTTTTTGCGTTCTTCCGCAACGGTTTGGTAATCACTATAATCAATCATCTCTAACCCCAAAAACTATCAAATTCTAATGGCGCAGCCTCTTGAACAAGGTCTGGTATTTCCTCACCCATTGCTAAGCAATCAGCCATGCCGGGCGATTTTATCTTTAATTTATTCTTCATTTCTTCTTTGCTCATAAGCTGTATCTTGCCAACACCGTTAGGTTTGGTGGGTATGCGGCAAACCTCAGCACGTAACTTTTGCAGCATTTTAATCTCTGAGCTGATGCTAATAATTGTGTCTGGGTCTACATATTCTTTGCGGACAACCGCCCTATGCGTATTGTAAAAGCGTTGTGCTAGCTTCATGTAATACTGCGCCCGCTTATTGTAAAACATATCGGCATTGGTCTTGGGTTTATCTTTACTACCCAATGAGCCTAAACCATCATAGACGGCCTTTTTATTCTCAACTTCGTTACTGCCTCGATACATCCTTAGGTCACACTTGACACCCTTGAATGAATCGCCAATCTGCCTGCGCAATAATGCGCCCATGCCGTCACCATCCCATACAAACAAATCGCTGTTAGACTGGATAGCCAATGACGTGGCTTTATCACAAGCCTCGTTACCATCCTTTGCGTCTATCTCTGTAACTTCTGTGTATAGAATGCCCTTGCGTGTTGCAAATCCTTTGGAGTCCTCGCCCTCATCTGCTGGGTCAAACGAGCTAACAACTGCGCCAGTGGGTGTGATACCTAACTTAGTATGAGCATCAATGGCCGCGTCAAACCATTCAGGCTTGATAATGGCATCTTCGATACTGTCGTTGAATTTACCTTCCCATATCCAATCGTACTTTGACCGCTCTAGGTTTTGATAATCCCACTCCCTTAGTGCTTCTTGTTCTTTATTCCACCAAGGGTTGTCACGCCAGTTAACGACTAAAACCAAGTGTAAGTCATCTTCGTAATAGCCGTGTTTTTCTAGCTCAGATAAATACGGAACAATAAACCGCTGGCTGAATGGGTCTGCTGACGATTGCGGATTGGCCGTGAATATACATTTAGCACCGGGGTTGCGTAATATGGTTGGCAGTAGCTTATCAATGGAGTCTTGGCTTGCCCTGTGTGCTTCCTCAAACCATGAGTATCTATATCCCTGCGCTGATTGCATGGAGTCAGGGTTGCGGTTAGCTCCTTTGTAGGTGGTCTTGGCTCCGTCTGGGCTTATTACGCACGTTTTCTGTACGTCCCATCCGTCAAGGTTTAGCCTGTCTTGTATTGAGCCTTCAAAAACCCTGTGAACGGAATCTGATACAGAGTCTTGAAACTCTCGCAAACAATAAACGTCTGCTTTTTCCGTTGCCATTTTAAAAGTAAGGAAGTCACCAACGCCTATGCTCTTGCCGCTACCTCTGCCACCAACAATAACAATAATCTGCTGCCTTGCTGTGAATAGTCGCTCAAGGGCTTTATTAATCTTTAGTTTCGGCATTGATGAACTCAACTGTCCATTTGGAATCTACAGAGCCAGATAATTCATTCTTAACCTTAGTCCCTTCCTTCCTATCAATAACCCTATTAGCCGTGGGTAAATCGTCGTCATTTAACGCACTATGCACTATCCTTTTGGCTTTCATAACTGGTTGATTTTTTAATGTCTCTTTTCGGTCAAGAAATTCTGGGTGTTTCTCAATGTAGTTGTACAGCGTTTGCTTGCTTATGTTGGCATAGCAACACGCCTCTAAGTCTGTGCAGCCCCATGAAAAAGCATCCTCTAATTCTTTGACTTTAGATTCTGTCATTAATGTCGGTCTACCCGCTGGCATCACACTATCTCACAAACGGGAAGTATATCGACTGTGGAATCGAAAACAGGCGCTTCTAGCTCGCCCGCTGAATAAGCCACACGCAGGTAATGGGTGTACTCGCCTTTAGTGCCGGATACTTGTAATGTGTTCTCTAGTATTTCAAGCTGTAAAGTAGTGCCTATTACGGATATACCAGAAATCAAACTGGCTGAATAAACCTCAGTACAAGTGCCCGTTAGCTTTACTCTGTACTCTGCCTCTGCAAATAAGTTAGCATCGACAGGAGTAATACCATCAGCCGCCAATACTGGTAAGCTAATTAACTGGTAAGCGTTTTCATACAAAACAGACATGCTATGCCCCTAAGCTGGGAATGTTACAGCTAAAGCGCTGATTGAGGATGGCTGGCCAGATGTATAATCTAAGCTTGTTAAGTTTAAATCTGCCCCTGTTAAGCCTACTGTTAGAGTGTAAGTGCCTGTCCCGTCTGATAATGTTGCGCTATCTGCTGTACCTGTTTCCGCTGCGTTTACATTTGCGATTGCGTTAGCTGTTGCAACTCCACCAGTGTATGAGGCGAATCCTGCTAACGTATGAACCGCTAGTGCTGTCGCGCCATCCAATATGGTTAATGTTGCTGTGGCATAATCAGTGCCCCAATCTGTAGCCCTTGCCACCCTTGCCGCTGTGTTACCTGTTGCCATTACTTTCTCACTCCGATAAATGTTGATTGCTTTATTATACCTGTAAAGGTAGCTGAATATCTAGCCTGCCTGAATAATGGCTCTGGAATTGTGAATTGTATTGACCCGATTGGGTAGGACGTTACCGCCCCGCCTAATGCTGATACTAATGGCGCGTCTATAGTAAAAGCCAATACACCCGTAGGAAAAGTTGATTGTGGCGAGCCAGATATGGAAAATGAAGGGGCTGAAACATCAAACGAAGCAGCACCGCTTACCCCACTCACGCCCCAACTATTAACCGCACCCCAACTATTAACCGCCATTAGCTGGTTACACCTGTAATAACAGCACCATCAATATGTGTTGCTTCGTTGTCTACTACTAGCCCTATAACGTTGGTTGTAGCCGCTACAGCAAGCCCCGCTACAGTCGCAGAATTTGACACATAAGCAATGCTAGCATCATGTATTGTTTCGCCTGTTGACTCGTTGATTAGTATTGTTCTGTAAGTTCCCTCAGGTATTGCGTTAGGGCTTCCTGATACTGTGATGCTAGATGTAGGGGCGGAAAGTATTTCAATTCGACCATGCCATAATTCGTTTGTTGTAGTAACAAACGCAGAAACTGGAATAAACCCCATGTCTGCCGTTACGTTATGTGATGATGAAGCTGGGCTTGTAATGCCAACCTCTGCATCAATAAGGACGGTGGCTATGGATGTGGTCGGGGTTATATTGGTGTTATCAAGCAGGTATTTTTTGTACGTTATTTTAGCTGGTGACGTACTTCTATCTTCATAGATTAGATAATAGTTAAGCTCGTCTAAAACAACGATACCCCGAGAACCCGCTGTTGAGTAGTTGTTAAACGTAAACGTTGAGTTATTTGTATCTGTGTCAATCACGCCGTGTATTAAATACAAATGGTCTGACAGCGTGTCACCTTTAACTGATGCGTATAGCTCGCCGTTGATAGACCTTGCGCAAACATGGTCATCAATTGAATCACCCACAGGTAAACCCATCGTTTCTACCACCCATCCCGTTGAGTAGTCTGACGGGTTTGATTCAGTTTGATGGTAAGCTATTTTAAAATTAGTAGCGCCACAGTATACAACGCCTACCCATTCAACAGCCCCTTTCATAAAAGTAAAACCGTCTAACGAGCGTATGTTTCCGTCTGCCTCTCTATTGAAGCCGGATTCTATCTGAGTGTAGTCTGGATTCGTATTAGAAAACCCATTATAGGCAACTAACAATCCGTCCTTAGTTGACATTGATGTTGAGTCATTAGATGAACCTAATGCAAAAATTAGTTGATTGCCTTGCTGGTCAACTATTAGTGACATTTGCTCACTATCAAATGCAGAGTTGTTAAATTGCCCGGAGTCAAGCTTGTTTGCAACAGAGGTTCCGTAGGAGTTAGAAACAGGGTTGTACGGAATGGTAAATAAGTAAGATGCCCCGCCAGCACCTTTATAGCCTATTAATCCATACTCATCATTAACAGAATCATAATCAACATCGTAAGACCTACCGCCGAGGCTGGGTACAGTTAGTTTTTCTGTGTTTTGCGCTACCCCGTCCCCCCAGCCAGTGCGAGTTCCAGCAGCGCCCAGCGACATTTCTTCATAGATATTGCTAGTATCTTGGAGCGTCCACCGCCCGTCATGGTAAACAAAATTGCTAGCATTGCTTTTTACTTCGTAGTGACCGCCAGTAACGGGTGCTATGTTGCCTATTGCCATATCTACACTCCCCCAAATCCGTTAAAAGTTTTCATAATATTAAGACCTTTTTCCTGTACGTGACATACCTTTCTTACTACCGTTATCTTCTCTGTAATTTTGTATTTACCGATAACCTCAGTAGTCAGTATCAATTTTTTATCTCACCTTAATTCCGTTAATTATATCATTCATCCAATAAACCCCCAACCACTAAAAATATAATGCAGGGGATGGCGATTAACCATAGTGTTATTGTCATTAGTTATGATCCTTGTGTGGGATATCATGTAAAGCCTTTGACCAACCCAAAGAAATTTTGATAATTGGAAGTGTTATTGATAAACCAAAACTATTACCGATAGTTAAGAGGTCAATGTTAAACAACGGCCAAATATATCCAGTTTCTTCGCCTTGCTTTTTATCTTCTCTACGGAATATATCAACGACTGTTATAGATGCTACTAGCTGCCCAATGAATACTGTTTTGTCAAAAAACTTCATCACTCCCCCTTACTTAGTTTGTTGGCGTAACCCTTTAATTAGGGCTGTTTCTAATTTGCTAGTTTTGCCGCATATTCAATTAAAAATATTTTGGGCGCTATCCAGATTTGTAGCCAAACTAGGTTGAAAGCAACAAGTGGTATAAAAACAAAGGGTAATTGAAATACATTAAACATCATTAAAGGGTTATTTAATAAATCATTTTCTTTTGCAAAGTCATACTGCTTCTTATTTGCCCATACCCAAACTACGCAAAACACAACGCCAAAAAAACACATAGCCGCACTTTTTACGCCATGCCACAAAAGCAATTGACTTATTACTTCTGGCAACTCTCCCGCTAAAAACTCACCAGACGAATCAATACCGTTATTAGCTTTATTTAATATCTCACTTAATGCCTTTTGTAATTCTTCGTTTATCATTTCATCTCTCTCTATTTTAGGGCTTTTTCCTCCACACTGGTAGGGTAGCCTATAATTTGTTTATTTCGCGTAATTTTCAGCCATTATTTCGATCCTTATACAGATTGCCTTGCGGTTTAAGTATTTGACCCTTACTATCAACCCAGCATCCATAACTTAACCATCTGCGGATTTGTACAGGGCTTGTGCCAGTTTGAACCCCTGCATTATTGCTATTTCCGTACCGTTCTTTGATTACATCAGCTAGCTTTTGCATCTTATTTCCTCCCTCTGGTTAATTCACACACACCTTAAAACACTTTTGTATTGATGTAAACAGTTTTGTTTTATTTAAATTTATCATCAGGCTCGTGATATTCATCATCAGTGCAAGCGAATCGTTGAAAGTCCAATTCATTGCGAAGCATCTTGATACCAGCCTCACCAAATCTAACTTTGTTGAATATTTCCATTGTCAACATGCCTTTGTGTGGTTTTAAGTCCTCGCTAGGCGTGTGTAAGAATATCAGCGCGTCAGAATCATTCTCAATCGCGCCAGTTTCGCGTAAATCACTTGCGTTAGGCACTCCTATCGAATTTTTTTTAAGTTGAGCCAAGACGATACCAGCGCAGCCCAATTCCATGAATAAATCTTTAAGCCTATTGCTGGCGTTAGTTAATTCTTGATACATTTTACTGCTGTCAATCTTGAGCCTCTGAATGTAATCAATAACGATCAAATCAAGCTCTCCATACTTAGCTTTTATCTGCCTGGCCTTTCTTTCAATATCGTCAATTGATAATCCGCTTGAATCATCAACGTGCAATTTAGATTTTTTTACTAACTCAAGAGCATTGCTCACACCATGCCATTGATGATCCTCTAACTCACCTTTCTTGATAGCTGCAAATGGCACATTGCCGATGTCTGACACTAGCTTCATCATTACTTTTTGGCGCTTCATCTCCATACTAAAAAACAGTGACCGCCTACCCTGCAAAGTGTAATGACCCAATATGTTTAAAGCTTTCGTGGTCTTACCTCCACCAGACCTAGCAGCCAAACCGATGTAATCACCAGCATGAAAACCGCCTGTAGCCTCATCAATGTGATAGTCACCTGTTGAAAGTCCAGACAACCCCGTCTGACTTTGAGACAGCCGTTCCATTTCTTGTATGAAGTCTTCACATAAATCTGGTGCGCCATGAATGAGTTCTTCGCCATTAGATTGGAATAACGGCTCAAGGTTATCGTATAGCTCTCGCCTAACGCCCTCATAGTCATCTGAACCGTAAATAGCATCTGAGGCAGCGTAACACGCCTCTATTACCTTTCGGCCGTTCCAGTGCCGTATGACGGCCTCACAATAGGCTATTACATTCTTACTGCTAGGCGTATCTTTACTCATTTGAATTAAATAAGAAAAGTGGTCGATTGTCTGATGCTTTTTTTCTAAGTAATCACCAAGGGTGACAATATCAATCGCCGTCTTTCTTGATGCAAGCTCTTTGATTGCCGTGAATATCTCCTGATTTGTGCCGTTATAAAAGTGTTCAGGCTTTAGTATTTCCAGTACACCGTTTAATACTTTATCGTCAATAAGGATCGAGCCGATTATTGATTGCTCTGACTCTGGGCTATTTGGTGGCAGCTTTAAGTTGTCCATGATTAATCTCTCCATTGCTTTTCATTTAAGAATTTAGGTAACTGCATATTTTCAAATCTATTAAACCCATCTGCTGAGTGGGCTTTTTTGCAGAAGTCACATATTGCATTTATCTCAGCCTTAAACTCAAGCTCAGTGTGTGACTTGAAGTATTGAGCATTAAATATCTTCTTAAATGTTTTTTCAAAGGTTTTAGCTTTTGGCGATGTGTCGGTAACGTTTATGCCTGCCTTGCATTTTTTCCATATTGCCCAAAGGTGCTGAAAGGCATTTTCAGTTATTGTGTGATTGGCTTGCCTATCAGTTTCTTTTATATCTTCTAATCTAATCTTATCTTGCATGACGTTTTCTGATTTAGTCATGATTGAGTCATGACTTTTGAAGTTTTCTATTATGCTTCTCATCTCAGGATTGCTGGTCATTGATTTGTCCAGCCGCCTAGCCAGCTTTAGACATGTAACCACGCCTTGACTGTTTTCAAACAAACCTACATCGACAAAATAGCGCATCATTTCTTCGACTTTTTGCGCGGTACAGCCAGTGTTTCTTGCTATGATTCTAGCGTCATGCTCTAGGTCAAAGGTTATGTTGTCTTTATCTATCTTGCCAGCTATAAGCTCTATGCAATACCAGTATAGGCCATAACCTTCAAGGCCGTAATCTAACATTACATTTTGTAGTTTCGCGTCTTGATTTGCGTCTGTGTCGTGCTTAATCCACTTCATTGATATACTCGTTATTTGGCGAGGTACTAAGCGGTTGGATATGGTTAATAGAAAACCATGCACTTTTCCCTCATTGAAATAACTCTATTAAAGTCTGACTTTATCGCTTGGATCCAACACCTAACGATATGGTTATACTACGCCACTTGTTAACTATTGCAAGTGGCGTTTTTGTTATTGGTCGTAATCCCCTTGAAGCAATTTAAGCTTAAAGCTTTCGATCATGAACAGCCAATCTTTTGTTTTTGGCTGCTTGCCTTCGATCATCTCACCACCTCACAATAAATATGTTTTTTAGTCTGCCAGCACTTAACCTGGTAATTTGATTTAGGTGCTGAATATGTTTTTGTCCTTGACCTGCCATCGTATAAGGTTGGGCTTGTTCCTATCGCCTGTATGTACTCATGTAAAAAGTAGATAGCCCAGCCTTCGAAGTTGAAGTTGATAAATGTTTTATTTTTCATAGCTAACCCTTTACCGTTATTAAGTCTTTATTAAACAGTTTCATTTGAGTTTCTTGCAACGCCCTCATTTGGTCCTGATAGCTAACTCTTGACGCATCAAGTAGCTGGTGGCATTCATAGCAAGCATATACGCCAAACAAGTCAGGTGATTTTATGCCGACACCGCGAAACCCTGAGTTTAGGTGCGCGAATACAACGGTGTCATCGTCAACGCAGTATGGTGATGCTCTTAGACTGCAATCCTCACCTCTTGCTGATCGGCGTATTTTTTTACTCTGCATCTTGCATCACCGCTTTTAAATATAAATCGTCTGGATGTGTAAAAACACAGCCCTCTTGTGCCGCTTCAATCTCATAAATCATCAGAAACGCCGCAAATTCTTTCACCTTGAGTTTCTTGGTTTCAGCTCGAGGGGTGAACCACTTGCCTTGTATTTTTACAGGCTCACTTGGCAGATACTCAGGTACCATCTTGTCATGCCATGTTTGAGTGCTTACCAACTCACCCCTTGACTGATAAAGGAACTCGCAGAATTCACCATGCCATTTCCAAAGCAAGCGATTCTGCGCGGCATTACGAGTTAGATTATCTTCTTCCACAGTGACTTTTACAGGTTTGTCACTAGCCGCCCAGATGCTGGATAACATGACCCTTACCATCTCAGGCCATTCGCGGCCCTTATCGCGGGTCAGTATTTTTACTTGCTTGTCCATTAGCCCACCTCCTTCTTGTGCTGCTTTAAAACCAATTCGGCTATGATAGCAGCCATTGTGTAATCGTGTCTTTCTGCTGCTTGGCGTGTTTTTGATATCTCTTTAAGCTTCGTGTGAATATTCTTGTTTATCATTAATGTTTTGCTGCTCATTGTGTCGCCTTGTTTGATTGATTTAACACATTCTAACTGTATAAATTATATTAATCAATATACAAAATAATAGTTGCACCGATGTTAATTCGTGTGTATTGTTTGGATTCACTTAACGGGAGTAAATGAAATGAGCGCACATAAAACGCACTATAGAAAAGTTTTTAAGTCAGATCATTTGGGGCAAGCTGACCTTGAAGATTTCCAAGAGGCTGGAAGCAATTTAATTTTTACAATATCGCAAGTTAGACAAGAAATAGGGGCAAGGGTAGCAGGAAAAAAAATTGATGCTAATATTGCTTATTTTAAAGAAAAAATTAAGCCAATGGTTTTAAATGCTACTAATTCAGGTGTAATAAAAAAGCTAACTGGTAGTTCGTTTGTAGAAGACTGGCAAAACTTAACAGTACAATTATATATTGACCCTAATGTAAAGTTTAAAGGTGATGTGGTAGGCGGTGTTAAGATTAGTCCGATGAAGCCTAAAGTAGCACGACCACAAGTAACTAAAGATAATGCTCAAATGTGGAATAGGGCAAAAGAGTCGTACAAGTCTAACGGCAATTTTAACGCTGTATTAAAACGTGCTGATATTACACCCGAAAACCAAAAGTTAATTATTTCGGAGTTGTCAGATGTTTGATTTTATAGACGTTGAGCAAAATTCAGATGATTGGTATCAACTAAGGGCTGGAAAGCTAACTAGCTCTAAGTTAGGGACAATCATGGCTAATTATGGCAAGTTTTTTGGCGAACCTGCAAAAAAATACGCTGTTAATATAGCGATTGAGCAGATAACAGGCGAACCCATACCAAGTACATACAGCAATGCTCACATGGAAAGGGGGCACGAGCAAGAGCCACTAGCTAGACGCTTATATGAAGAAACTACTTTTTGTGATGTTTCAAATGGCGGATTCTTTGAGTCTGAATTTTTAGGTTGTTCGCCAGACGGGTTAGTAAATGATAACGGTGTAATTGAGATTAAATCAGTTATAGGGCACGTTCACTTTGCGAACATTAAACGCGGGAAAGTCGATCCCGCTTATTATTGGCAATGTGTGGGCAATCTTAAATTTACTGGTAGGGATTGGCTTGACTTTATTAGTTACTGCTTAGAATTTCCAGAGGGTAAACAATTGTACACTCACAGGATATACGCTAGTGAATTGAATGAAGAATTTGAAAAACTAGACGGTAGGATTAAAGAATTTGAGAAACTTGTAAAAAGCTCAAAAGAAATTATTTTAAACTCACAATATTAAGGCGGTAAAAATGGCTACAACAATAACAGGCAAATTAAACAAAGACGCGAGACAATTTCAAGCTGGCGATTCAACAGGGTTTGGAGTCAGATTAGGCGTGAAGTACCAAGACCCAAAAACAAAGCAGGACGATTGGTGTAATTACTCAGCAGTTGTATTTGCTAAGTCACCAGGTCAAATACAATTCTATCAACAGTCACTGGTTGAAGGTTCAGTTGTCGAGGTGTTTTGTGAAAAGCAAAGTATTGAGCAATACCAAGGAGCTAACGGCCTGCAATTATCTATTAACATGCTGAACGCTAGATTAGGTTATGTTCATACTGGTCAGCAGCCTAGCCAACAACAAGCGCCACAACAACGCCAGCAAGCACCACAGCAGCAAGCGCCACAATATCAGAATCAGCAGCAAGGTTATCAGCATCCGCCGATGATACTCCGTTCGCCCCAGTTGGATTGAAATACAATAACGCGCTAATACATGTCATTTAGACGCGCAGCTAGGGCAGATGCAAACCAGCCTGAGATTGTGGAATGTTTCCGCTCTCTTGGGTGGTATGTGCTGATTATAAGCCAGCTAAAGAACTGCTGTGACATTATGGTATCAAAAGGCGGACAAACTATTGCTATCGAGATAAAAGACGGTAGCAAGCCGCCTAGCGCGCGTAAACTGTCAACTGGTGAGCAAAAGTTTAAAGGTGAATGGCTTGGTAGATGGGAGCTTATCGAGTCAGTTAATGATGTTATTAAATTAAACGGTGAAATATGAAACACGACCCAGTAAACAACCCTAAACACTATGACTTGTTTCCAAACGAACAAAGCATAGACATAATTCAAAGCCGCATGTCGCTGGATGAGTTCAAAGGCTTTCTAAAAGGCAACTGCTTAAAGTATCGACTTAGGCAGGCAATAAAGGCGATTTACAGCAAGACATTGACAAAGCTAACTGGTATCAAGCGAAGTTGCGGGCAATGGATAAAAAATGGCCTGAGTCGGATGATAGGATGAATATAGTTGTGCATAATGGAGCATTTAATCAAAACATACACCAACGAAAACGAAACGGTTTTAGATTTTACTATGGGTTCAGGTAGCACAGGAGTAGCAGCTAAAAACCTAAACCGCAAATTTATAGGTATAGAGTTGGACGAAGAATACTTTAAGATTGCACAAGATAGAATTAGTGCAACATAACCACACAATAATGGGCAAGCTTGCCTTGTCCCGATTAAATGCCTTGTTAGGCGGTAACTATAAGGGGTAGACAAATGAACATGATTAGTGAATTACGAGGCAGAGTGAAAACTAGTGGAGGCGCGTACATTACCATTGAAGATTACAATAAATTACAGGTGGAATGGATTAAAAGAGCAAAGTTAGATGTAAGCCTAAACCAGTTAAAGGCTGATGCTTTCTTTGAGGTCGGTGAAAAACTAAAATATGAATATGAAGGGCCTTATGATCAAAGTAGCATAGAAGAGTTTTTTGACGCACTAGCGCAGGATTTAATACTAAAGGCTGATAGCTTGGTTTAGTAACATAACCTTTTAAATAACGGGCGTTTTACGTCCCTGTTTATTTGGTTGTTATGTGACGTATTGAACTAATAAGGAAGATGTAAAATGAGATTATGGTCAGACGATAAAACAGAAGATGATATTGAATACTACGCTAATGATTGCGAGACTGAAGAATGTAGGGGTGCATTATGCCAAGCATAAACAAACAACTGTTTGCTGTTATCCAAGAGGAAGCATGTGACTACCAAAAGTTTATCCGGCTTGAAACTGTAGTGAGTAAGATTGTAAGGGATGAATGCGGAAAGGTGGATTGTTACCACTACCAGAAATATATCGAGATAATGAACATGGTTAATAATGCTGGATGGGAAACAAAAAAAGATGAAATACTAAAATCTTTACGTGCAGCCACTAACCTCATTGAACGTAGAAACTCGGAATACCTACCATAAACGACAAGGGGCATACTAATGAGAGATCAAGTATTGGAGTCTGATTTTAATATTGCAAAAGGCAGGATTGAAGCAGCATGATAAAAATTAAACGCTTAACAAGTAACGCAAAAATACCAACACTATCAAACCCTAATGATGCTGGTTTAGATTTATGTACCACTATCAATGTGGATATACTACCTGGTTGCCGCGCAACGCTACCAACTGGATTAGCTTTTGCGTTGCCAGTCGGTACTGTTGGTCTTGTATGGCCTCGTAGTAAGTTAGCTAGTAAATGGGGCTTGGACATACTTGCTGGCGTTGTGGATTGCGATTACAGGGGTGAGGTTATGGTTAGCGTAATCAACTTAGGTCATAAAATAATAGAGTTGCGAGAAGGTGACAAAATAGCGCAGATGATAGTCCAAGAGCATAAAAGTGGATTACCTATTGTTGAGACTAATGACCTTGATGAAACCGTTCGCGGCAAGGCTGGAATTAATGACACTGAAATAAGATTAAATTAATCATACAAAAGTGTTTACATTGATACAGAAGTGTTTTATTATAGTTTCAAGCTAACAAAACGGAAGAAATAAAATGAAAGCAACTATTGAGAACTACATGGATTGCAAAAGTGAAAAAGAGTTTGATTTTTTGGGGTCGCTACAAAAAGACGACTCTTTTGATGGGGTTGAAAGTATTGACCCTTGTTATTTAGGCGGTGATTTTCACAGTGTTCAGATTCATTATTATTAATCAACCAACACTTAAGGGCTACCAACATCAACTAAACGGGAGTTAGAAAAATGTTAAACCACTTAATCGAAGAAGATGAACCAAGTAAGTTAGAATTAGCAACTGAACATCATTGGGATGAGCTAAACGGAAGGGGTATTACAACATTCTCTGATGACGAAGAAACTCGCGTCATAGACATGGACATAATAACCCAAGATTGCCTTAATGATTTTAGGCTTTTAGGACTTTATGAGACAACCAACGAGGGCTTGCCATTTATTGAGGCTTTAAGGGATAAGATACGCACTATGAAAAATGATTTAATGGAAACGGCTCTTGAGGACTTTTATTCATGACTTATATTGATATTATAACAAAAGCAAAAGGCAGGCAAAGTTTGTCGTCACTATCTAGGCGCTCTGGTGTTGGAGTCACTACAATCCATAACTGGATTACGGGGCATTCTACTCCTACCATGTTAAATCTCACGGCGTTTATTGTCTCTTGCGGGTATGCTGGATTTAAA